CACCTAATCTAGTATTCGCTAACAACACACTAACAGTTACATCGAACATAGTCACTGATGACATAATCTCTAATACAATCGGCGGCAACACTATCACTGCTACTGACTTATTAGTGTCAAATGTAGCTGACTTAGGTGATGTATCAAATATTACAATCACTGGCGGCACTAACGCTCAGTTCTTACAAACAGACGGTAATGGCAATCTCGTATGGACAGGCGATGCTACATTCGACTCGCTTATCATCAATGGTAACGGGTTAGTGACGGGTACATGGACAGTACAGGGCACAACAGCAACAGTCAATGCTACGTCACTGAACGTAGAAGACCCCATTATCAAAATAGGCGGATTTGCTAACGGTGATCCGCTCACACTAAACGACGGCAAAGATCGTGGCATATTAGGTCACTACTACACAACTGAACACGTTGATACATTCATGGGATGGGACAATAGTAATGCAGAGTTCGCATTCGGTAGTAACGTCAGTGACGCTAACGATATAGTTACATTCAACTCGTTCGGTAACGTTCGTGCCCATACATTCAAGGGCAACATCGTTGCTCGTTCAGCAAACTTAGGCAACGTAGCAAACATGACCCTCACTGGTGGCAGTAACGGTCAGTTCTTACGTACAGACGGTAACGGTACACTAACATGGGCTACAACATACGGCGATACAAACGTCGGCAGCTACATTCCTAACTACACTGGTAACACTAACTTTACTGGCAGCAACATCTCTCTAGGTGCTGTTGCTAATCTACACATCACTGGCGGTAGTAACGCTCAGTTCTTACAGACAAACGGCAGTGGCAATCTCTCATGGGCAACGGGTTATGGCAACAGCGATGTTGGTAGTTATCTAGCAGCATACACGGGTAACATCAACTTTAGTGGCAGTAACATCTCTCTAGGTAGTGTCGCTAACTTACACATCGCTAACGGATCAAGTGGTCAGTTCTTACAAACTGACGGCAACGGCAATCTAAGTTGGGCAAACTTAGCAAGCGTATCAGGCAATATCGGTACTACCGGTAACATCACTGCTAACTATGTCAACGCTAACAAACTCTATGGCACTGTTCTAACGGCAGCGCAACCGTACATCACTAGTCTTGGCAACGTTGGCAACCTAACAGTTACTGGCAACATCATAGGTAATGTCGATGGTTACTCTATCGGCTACAAGGCGGTACCTCAAGTAACAATGTCGGGTAACGTAACACTAGCGCTAACAGATAGTGGTAAGCACTACTACAACACAGCAACAGGCGTATCACAAGTAACAGTACCAAACGCGGCAACGGTAGGCTTCGATATTGGCACTGCTATTACAATCGTCAACAAGAGTAGTAGTAACTTGACCATCACACCGGCTACGGGCGTATCAATCTTCATGGCTGGTAACTCAACAAGTAACAGCAGAGTCATGGCAACATACTCAACGGCAACACTTCTTTACACCGCTACGAATGAATGGTTTTTGACTGGTACAGGACTGACCTAATGAGCGGCGCAACAATGATGATTCAGTTGAATCAGTATGCTATTGTCAATAGCGTTAGTACTCCACTGGAAACTATTGAGGCAGCGCCCAGTGGTAGTACGGTAACTATGTTGATCACTGGATCTGGTTACGGCACTTGGACAAAACCATCTAACTATAATGGATTGAGTAGTAAAATAACTATTATTGGTGCTGGAGGTAGTGGAGCAAATACAACGTCTGGTGGCGGCGGAGGTGGCGGAGGTGGCGGATTCGCCCAGTCAAACAACGTCAACATTACTAGTAACGTATGTTTTTATTACTTGTCTCCTGGCGGCACATTAGCAAATGCTGCTACTGATTCATGGTTCAACAAAACTGGTGCTAATTCTAAGCCGTCATCATCATCAGGTGGTGTACTTGCTAAAGCTGGTACAAACGGTTCAACGGTAGTCACTGGTACAGGCGGAGCAGGAACGGCATCATCGGCAGCTACGAATCTAGGCGCATCAGTAGTCAAAGCGGGCGGCTCTGGCGGCACAGGTGCGGCAGCTACACGAAGTGCGGGTGGCGGCGGCGCTTCTGGCGGCGGCATGATAGGCGTACAATTCTACACGGGCGCAGTAGGCGGCAGTGGCATCTCATCAACCTTGTACAACCCGTCAGGCGGTGGCGGTGGTGGAGCAGGTGGCGGTGTTGGCGGCAACGGAACGGATACTCGAGGCGGCAATGGCGGCAACGGACCATCAGGTACCGGCGGTGGCGCTGGTAGTGCTGGTAACGGCGCAGACGGTACAGTCGGTGGTGGCGGAGCAGGCGGCTGGAGTGACAAATCGTCATCAATCAGCTACAACGGAGCAAACGGCTCACATCAAGCACTATGGACTGACTTCGTAACGGGAGCGAGTGCTGGCCCAGGCGGCGGCGGCGGTGGAGGTGGCGGCGGCACATACTCGACGAGCACTGGTGGCACTGGCGGCTACGGAGGTGGCGGCGGAGCAGGACCAACACCAGGTGCCGGCGGCCCAGCTGTTATCGCCATTACATACACTGTGGCATAATAGTAGCATAAATAAACTATGTCTGATGATAATGCATTTATTCGCGCCAAAGGCCGCATAGTAGCCCTAACACCAGAGCAAGCGGTAGAAGTTGCTCGTTGTGCTGATCCGGAAACAGGATACAAGTACTTCCTTGAGAACCATTTTTATATCCAGCATCCTACAAAGGGTAGAATGTTGTACAAGCCGTACAAATATCAAGAAGAACTTATCGCCAATTATCACAATAACCGTTACTCAGTCAGTTTATTAGCACGCCAGTTAGGAAAAACCACGAGTGCCGCTGGCTATCTACTCTGGTACGCTATGTTCAATGATGACAAGACTATCTTGATCGCCGCTCACCAATACACCGGTGCGCAGGAGATTATGACTAGAATCCGGTATGCTTATGAGCTATGTCCCATGTGGCTAAAGGCAGGCATTGAAGTATACAACGCCGGTAATATTGACTTCGAGAACAAGTCGCGTATCGTTGCTCGTGCTACCACTGAAAAGACCGGTCGTGGTATGTCCTTATCATTACTTTATTTGGACGAGTTCAGTTTTGTCCGGCCTAACATTGCGAAAGAGTTTTGGACAGCCATCTCACCAACACTGGCAACTGGTGGTAAATGTATTATTACCAGCACTCCTAACAACGATGAAGATCAATTTGCTCAAATCTGGAAAGATGCCAATAACAAATTCGATAAGTTCGGCAATGCCACCGTACTTGGTAAAAACGGATTCTCACCATACTTTGCAAAGTGGGATGTTCATCCAGACAGAGATCAGGAATGGGCAGAAGAAGAACGAGCAAAGATTGGTGAAGAAAAGTTTAAAAGAGAGATGGAATGCGAATTCATCATCGACGCCGAAACCCTAGTTGACTCACTTACACTAGCCTCCCTACAAGCTAAAGACCCCATTGAAAAGATGGGCCAAGTTCGCTGGTTCAAAAAGCCAACTAAGAATAACACATACGTAGTTGCTCTAGACCCATCCCAAGGAACTGGTGGTGACAATGCCGCTATTCAGATTGTGGAAGCAAGTACGTTCACTCAGATAGGTGAATGGAAGCACAATAAGACTCCTATTCCTGAACAAATCAAACTGCTGGCAGAGATCACTGAGTATATCGCCGAGTGTACTGGACAACCAGAGAAAATCTACTACGGATTTGAAAACAATGGTGTTGGTGAAGCAGCACGAGTATCTCTCTTGGAGCGCAGTAGAGATAACATCAAGGGCAACTTTACAACAGAATCACGTAAAATCGGCACTGCTGCGCGATTACCATATTCGGGATTCGTCACAACTAATCCAACAAAGAACGCGGCTTGTGCTAAATTGAAATCTCTCCTAGAAGGACGAAGATTAACTATTAATAGTCAGCCGCTGATATCTGAACTCAAGACATATATCGCTGCCAGAAGTAGTTTTGCGGCAACTATTGGTCAGACTGATGACTTGGTATCTGCCATGTTAATCGCAGTTCGTATGATTGGTGTGATACAATCATTTGACACGAAGATTAGCGAATCATATACTGATCACTCGGAGGTTATTGTCCCCATGCCCTTCATAATGTCGATGAGTAGTAGCTCCTTGTTTGGTTAACAAGGCGCTGTTCCATGATAAATATAAGATATACGGAACAACCATGCCAAAATCAACAGAAAACATTAATAGAGACCTTGAAGACCTGCTCAATAGTCAGGGATGCAAGGTAAAATACCTAGATAGTTCAGGTGAGAGTTTACCTATTCCAGATGAAGCTGAAGTCTTCGCGTTCAATTTGCGCGACGGTGGTGTAGACTTGGGAACAGTTAATGTAACTGCCGATGGTCTCAGAAATCTTGTAGTCTACTATGATGATACCACAAATCCAGCTGCCCATAAAAACAGCAAGCGTTGGACAGGAATTCTTAGACTCCTAAAGGCATTTGCCATGAAGCGTCAAATGAATTTTGAACTTAAAAATACAGATAGAGTGAAAACAGATATGAAACGACGAGCCCACCTAGATGCCAAGAGCACAGATCGATTACTAGAGGGCTATTATGGCACTCGCGACACCAGTTACAGTGACGACAGTCCTACCATCAAACTAATCATCAAGCACAACAAACGCCTTGAAGAAAATGATCAGCGATTCCGCCATATCGACAGAATCTTCTTAGAGACATCTGTTGGTGAGCGAATTCTTGTGCCTACAAATAAGCCATCCCAAGCACGTATGTTCGCCCGTCACATCGCTGAAGGTGGCGAATTCAAAGACAGTCGCTGGAGCCACTTGCAAGAAATCTGTGAAGACGTTGAGTCTCTTGGTGGATTCGTCCGCGCAACAAAACGCGGCCGCGAACAATTCAATGAAAGTGCCCAGCGCATGATTGTGGAAGCTGTTGAGAAGTATGCACAATTACGTGAGTCTGTTAAGAAATTATCTACCAGTCGTGGTTATAACACATACTTTGAAAGCTATGCGCCTTCAGTAATCACTGAGACTGATGGAGACATGGGTGATGTGTTCGCGCAGAGTTCATTGGATAGTCGCATCGAGAGGGCACTGCCGGTACTTAGTAAATTCGGGATTAAAGTAGGTAAAATAGCAGAGTCAGCACAATTCGAAGAGTGGGCAGATGCGCTGTTGGCAGAATCACTAGACCCAATGAGTGAAGACCAAATTGCTGAGTTACTAGAAATCTTAGCGGATGGACAGATGAAGGTTGGCCCAAACGCGACTAACATCATCGGAATCTTGCGTGATGTCTTGGAAAACGACGGCCTAAATGCTGAATTAAAAGCTGCTGCTAGAAAAAATGCCAACAATGAAGCGTCACCGGTAATCATTAGCTGGATGGAACGTCAGAAGAATCCTCGCTATGAGAGTATACTCGCTAAGCATGAAGCTAGCTCCAAAGATGCAGAAGAACCTGCAGCGCCAGCACCTAAGGCTCCACCAGCTCCGACACCAGAAGCGCCTCCAGCAGAAGAACCAGCGTCCGACGCGCCTCCAGCAGATGATCAGGCACCAGAAGAAAAAGAATTGCCGCCAATGCCTGATTTAAAAGAGTCAGAATTCAGTCGTTTGCTTAAACTATCAGGGCTATAAGTGAAACAAGTTGGGATGTTCGAGAATTGGACTACTGCGGTCGTAGGCAAATACGATATCCCGACACATCTAAACGAATTCAAATCTGGTGACGCACTCAAGCGTCTGGTTAAAACACAAAAATCAGAACGTTCCCAACTCACCCAGAGAGCGGTAGGACGAGAATTCCAACATATTGAAGACTTAGTATACATCGAAGGAATTCCTGGTATTAAACGTGCGCTGGATAGCTTGGCAGACATATCTGCTGGCGTGCACCCTCTTGAGTTAAAAGTTGATGGATCGCCTGCTCTAATATTTGGTAGAGACTCTTCTGGTACGTTCCACTTTGGTGACAAGTATGCTAAGCAAATATTGAGTACCCCAGAAGCGGTGTACGCTTACTTTATAAGAAACGATAGCACTCCTGCTCGACAGAAGTTTGCTCAGACAATGGCAGCACTTTGTCCAATATTTGCAGGGGCTACACCAAGAGAATTCAGAGGATTCTTAGAAGCCGGGCTGATGTGGAGCTCCACGCCACCAAAGTCAGCATCTGGACAATATTACTTTACTCCAAATACTGTTACTTACTCAGTGTCACCAGACTCAGAGTTGGGAGCGAGAATAGCTGAATCAAAAGCAGGCGCATGGGCAACGGCATTCTTCAATCAGATACCAGGATTAGGTGGTACTCGAACACCAGTTGGAGATCGAACCGCCATCTTTAACAACACGCCATCATTGGTAATCATTCCTCCTAAATTCACACAAGGCGGAGTTGATATCAACACACGTTCGTTGCAGACAATCATGGCATATGCCACTAAGATGCGCGGGCCTATAACTCAATTCCTATCTAATGATATATCAAATACAATCTATCAATATATCAATAGCATGGTGGAAGTAGAAGGTGGACTGTCTGATCTCAATAATGGATTCGTCGATTGGGTAAATACCAGTACTAAGATACCAGCAGCGCAACAATCTACAATAGTTGGCGCAGTTACCAGTAACAGCACCGGTGCTCTCGCAGTCTTTAAAATCGTGGAAGCAATTGCTAGAATTAAAAATAGTATAATCTCTCAACTAGAACAGAACACACTAGGTAGTCTAGGCATCACAGCAAAGTTAAAGTCAGGAGAACAGGGCGGCGAAGGATTCGTATATGACCCTAATTCTGGTAAGCAGCCAATCAAATTAGTAAATCGCGCAACATTCACTAAAGCAAATAGAATGCGTGAATTAAATGAAGATGCAGGAACAGACAGCACTGTAGTTGTAGCCTGGGGCCGCGGCATGGGACATCTCGGACACATGTATTTGGCAAGTGCAGTAATCACCACTGCTAATCAGTGTGGTGGTACACCTAGATTCTATGTATCAGAAACAGTTGGTAAAGAAGACCCGCTATTACCAGAAGAAAAGTTAGCTATCTATAAAAAAGTATTCCCAAAACAAGCAGCGATCTTCAGCAGTGCTCACACACCACTAGAAACTCTCAGAGAGTTATACAGTGAAGGGTACAAGAATTTAATCTTCATTACTGGTGACGATCAAGTTGAAGCATTCCGATTCTTAGGCGAACCTTCAAAGACTACTGGTAAATTACCAGTACCATTCAATAGTGTGCGTGTAATCAGTAGACAAGAGACTCAAGATCCCTACGCTCGTGAAGCGGGCCCACGCGCAACGCCCATGCGTGACATTCTTACTAATCCGAATGCCACTACACAGCAAAAGTATGCTCTCTGGCGCAGAGACATGCCGCGAACATTAAGTGATAGTGATGTTCAGCAATATATGACAATTGCAGCACAGCGATTGAATTCGCCAATAGATCCAAAATAGTAGCAGTCTTAGCACTGTACATGCTAATATATACTCTATCGATGAACGAACTTCATCGTAATCAATGAGATGTTCAGAAATGGACAAATCAGTGATTGACAACTGAGCAAGGTATGTTATACTAAGTTCATGAGTCAAACCCGGCAGTATTCTCTTACTGACCACAAACAAAGTTTATAACTCTAGTATTTTTTCGACATCGTTTACATTTTTAAAGGAGAACATATATGTCATTAGCAGCAATCCGCGCCAAATTGGCCGCACAAGATAACAAAGCCCAGGGTAATCGTGAGAAGTCACAAGGTGACAATCAACTATATCCATTCTGGAACATCAAAGAAGGTGAACAAGCAACCGTTCGATTCTTACCAGACGGCGACTCATCAAACTCATTCTTCTGGGTAGAAAAAGCAATGTTTAAACTACCATTCACTGGCGTTAAAGGTCAGAATGATAGTAAAGAATATACCGTCCAGATTCCCTGCATGGAAATGTACGGCGAGAACTGCCCAATCTTGGCAGAAGTTCGCACTTGGTACAAAGACGACTCCCTCAAGGAAATGGCAAACAAATACTGGAAGAAGCGCACCTACTTGTTCCAAGGCTTCGTCAAACAAAGTCCACTTGCCGACGACACTACACCAGAGAATCCAATTCGCCGATTCGTAATCACCCCACAAATCTTCGCAGTCATCAAAGCATCTTTGATGGACCCAGAGATCGAAGAAATGCCAACAGACACTCTTCGCGGTCTAGACTTCAAAATCGTTAAGACACAAAAAGGCGGCTATGCTGATTACTCCACTTCAGGCTGGGCACGTAAAGAATCTGCGCTAACTGCTGAAGAAGAAGCAGCTATTGCACAACATGGTTTGTTTAACTTGAAGGAATTCTTGCCTAAGAAACCAAGTGAAGCTGAACAACGCATCATGAAGGAAATGTTCGAAGCATCAGTCGATGGTCGTCCATATGACGCAGAACGTTGGGGTGCATACTTCAAGCCATGGGGTCTAGATGTTGGCACAGCACCACGCGCTCCAGAACCAGATGCTAATCATGAGCCAATTCCTAAGATTCCGGCATCTGCACCAGCATCTGCACCAGTAGCAGAAGCAGCTAAGCCTGAAACTCAGCCATGGGAAGCAGACGCAGCAGAAGCGGCCGAATCAATCAAGGTGCCAGCACCAGCTGCCGGTTCCGATAAAGCAACCGATATCCTCGCGATGATCAGGGCACGTCAAGGCAAAACTGCCTAATAGCTGAAAAGTAGATAACGCCTTAGGGCGTTATCTCTATTATAAGGAGCAGAGAATGACTCTACCAAACGAGAGGTTGCGCTCTATAAACCAAGCAAAGAAGCTGTTAGAAGACTTAATCGATCCTGGCAAAACACCACGAGTACCAGCAATCGTAAGAGAACGAGCACGTGGCGCCCTACGCCATTTCCCATCTGATTACGAAGTTGATAAGATAGCAGCAAGTTGTCCAGAATTACTAGACACACAACCATTTAATGGTTACAATTATACAATATTAGGAAAATAACATGTCAAAACCATTTGATCTGAGTAAATTCAGAAAAGACATCACTAAATCAATCGAAGGGCTATCAATTGGCTTTTCCGACCCTACTGATTGGATCAGTACCGGTAACTATGCACTCAACTATCTAATTTCGAGTGACTTCAAAAAAGGTGTACCACTAGGCAAAGTAACAGTGTTCGCTGGTGAATCAGGTTCAGGCAAATCATTTATTTGTTCTGGTAATTTAGTTCGCAATGCTCAAGAGCAAGGTATCTATGTAGTGCTAATCGATAGTGAAAATGCGCTAGATAAGACCTGGTTAGAAGCCCTGGGCGTTGATACGAGTGAAGATAAACTTCTAAAATTGAACCTGGCCATGATTGATGATGTCGCTAAGACAATCTCAACATTCATGAAAGACTACAAAGCAATGGCCGAAGACGAACGACCTAAAGTGCTGTTCGTGGTAGACTCACTAGGTATGTTGATGTCACCAACAGAAGTCAATCAATTCGATGCTGGTGAAATGAAGGGCGACATGGGTCGTAAACCTAAAGCGCTCAAAGCACTGGTAACTAACTGTGTGAATATGTTCGGTAGTTGTAATGTGGGCTTAGTAGCTACTAACCATAGCTATGCCAGTCAAGACCAATATTCTCCAGACCCAATCGTCTCTGGTGGCTGCCTAACGGCGGGACACAAGGTTAGAATGTCCGACGGTACAATGAAGCCAATCGAGATGATTCAGATTGGCGATTTAGTTCAAACATTGGATGACGATAAAATCGTTGAGGACACATTTACTTATGATGATAAAGAAGTATTCGAGATTGAACTAGACACAGGCGAGATCATTCAAGCTACAGGCGAACATAAGTTCCTGACATTGGTTGATGGCGCCCATCAATGGAAGATGCTCAGTGAATTAAACGTTGACGATTCTATATTACAGATCCTAGAATAAATGTCGGCTTCAAAAAAGATTAAACACTGCGAAGTTTGCGGATGCCAAGTCACCAAAAGCGTGATGCAAACTCCAGTGGTGTGTTCTGACGAATGTAAAAAGATTCGCAAATCAAATTTGCCTAAGAAACTATCGATAGTCTCTTTACAGTATTGGATAAATTGTGGATATTCCATCGATGATGCGAAAGCTGAAGTGATCAAACAACAACGATTACGTAGTAAACGGTGTGTTGAATACTGGATTAATCATGGATACAGCCATGAAGACGCAGTGTCCGAAGTGGCAGCAGTCCAAAGTGCCAACGGTAAGCGATATGCGTCCGCCTATTCAGAAGAAGACCGACGCAAAAAAAGTTCGTTCTGTGTAGAATATTGGATAAATTTGGGATTGGATTTAGATAGCGCAACAAAACTTATATCTGAACGCTCTGATACAGTGTCACTGAAGTCGTATATTAATAGACACGGTGAAGATGAGGGGACTAGGTTATATGAGGAACAATGCGCACATAGGCAGAATCATTATTCACTCGAAGGATATATCGATAAGCATGGCTTAGAACAAGGCACCATCATGTGGAATAAAAAATTCCAACATCGACCAAACTCTAAATCTGCTGATTCGTTTTTTGTCAAGCTGTTGACAATCCTTACACCGACTCCTAAGATATATTCGGCAATCACTGAACACGGTGAGTATGGATTGAACGACAGCTCAAATGGTAAATATTACTTCTATGACTTTGTGATACCGGAATACAAACTGTGTATCGAATATCACGGAGATTACTGGCACTGTAATCCTATTAAATATCTAGCTAAATTCTATCATCCACATAAGAAGATGACCGCTACTGAAATATGGCTAGCTGATAGCATAAAAATTGACTGTCTCAAGACACAAAGAGGTTACGATACTTTAATAGTATGGGAATCAGACGACGAAAACACGAAACTAAACCAAATTATGGAGAAAATAAATGAACTTAAAAACAGTAAAAATTAAATCAAAAAAATCAATCGGCATTGTTCCAGTATATGATATCTGCGTTCCTGGACCAAATCATTACTTCCTAGAGAGTGGAGTTGTTAGCCATAACTCGGGCTTCGTGTATGCTTCCTCAATCTTGGTTGCTATGAAGAAACTCAAGTTGAAAGAAGATGAAGACGGCAACAAGACTAGTGAAGTACTAGGCATTCGCGCTGGTTGTAAGATTATGAAGACTCGTTATGCTAAGCCATTCGAAGACATTCAGATTCAAATCCCATATGAGAGTGGTATGAACCCATACTCTGGCTTCTTCGACCTAATTGAAAAGCGTGAGCTGATCAAAAAAGAAGGCAATCGTTATGCGTACACTGACTTGAACGGCGAGATTCACAAGTACTTCCGCAAAGAGTGGAACAAGAACGAAAACGGCATCATGGACTTAGTAATGGATGAATTTCATGAGAAAGAAAAGATTGCCGCCATCGCTCAAAAAGTTGCCGATGAAGCAGACGATAACACAGAAGTGTAATAAATAGGCTCGAGGAGAATTTAATTTATGAAACTTGATGTTATCGCAGAAGTATGGTTAATGATGAAGGACAGTATCTTATCTACGGACAGAGATACTGTTGCTGAGAACTTGGTTGGTATTCTTATTGACAATGACTATTCACCAGCAGATATCAAAGCCGCATTCAGAGGCGACCTAGATATGATGGACGCTCTTACGGTGTATGTCGATGATTCTTCTGACTTTGAAGACGCTGATTACGAAGAGTATGACGAGCCAGCAGATGAAGAAGACTATGATGATGAGTGGAACTAATGTCTAACTGGTACACAAAAGTCACCACTGACCTATCAACGCTGCCTGACTTTATTGAGCACTACAACACCGAACTAGCGCAAGCTAGACTCGAAGTTAGTGTTAAGGGCAGCGTTGAGCGAAGTCTTGCTGGATTGCCAGGTGTCACCGAGCATCGCTTTAGTCAATTACAAACGATTGAAGCTGTGCTGAATCATCTCAATATTCAACTACGTAAGATTCGCAGTGCTACCTTCAGGAAGTACCTAGAGAATTACAATCGCGCACTTACAAGCCGAGACGCCGAAAAGTATGTTGATGGTGAATCAGATGTGATTGATATGGAAACTATCATCAACGAGGTCGCCCTCCTACGTAATCGGTATCTGGGAATCCTCAAAGGATTAGAATCCAAAAACTTTATGTTGGGGCATTTGACAAAACTTAAGGTAGCAGGTCAAGAAGACTTCACGCTTTAACAATACTTGACAATCATCGAGGCTCCTGCTACAATACAGCAATTGTAGTTAGGAGCCTTTATGTCTTTAGAATTCAAATATGATACCGACATTGCCTTTGCGGCGGCATGTGCTGCTATGCGTCTAAACAATGGTTATATCAAAGACGATACTAATGGCGAATTCAGCGCCATTCTTCAAAAATTTACAAGCCCGCCAAAGAAATCAAATAGAAATCTTATTCCAGTTGTCTTGGCAGATCAACGACTAATCAATCAATATGATCGTGAGTTGGCTAGTACAGTGCGTACATTCTGCCAAGGGTTAACATTAAAACTCCTTAAAGATGGATATCTATCACGCAATGACCAAATCTGGATGGATGCCTCTAATGCGGACTCAGTTAAAGTTGGCAACATCATTGAACTGGCGGCATCACCAATAACATGTCTTAAATCAATTCAGCGTAGTGTAGTCGAGGAACGGATGAATCGCACGGTACAGGCATACTATGCACAAATCGAAGAACGTGTATCAGAAAAAGTCGAAGTGCTACAATCAGTGTATAGCCACAACTATGGTCGATATTATATGAGTGGCATTACAAGTACTAATCACGCGATATTCTTTTCCATGCTTCGACCACTTGAAGTCGGCGCGACTTATAGCATTACTGGTAGAGTAAACAAACATCGAGAAAACTTTGTCACTGGTATCAACTTTGTTAAGGTAAAACAATGAATCAACTCCATCAATTAGAAATGGCCGAAGAATCCTATCGCGATAGTATGGGAAGTGTCACTGTTGCTGGCATCACGTTTGATGGCTGGCGAGTCCTGCAAGAATTAGATCCAATAGCGTATGATTGTGGTCTAGCGGATTATCTAGACTCTCTCGGAATCGATACGGATATTTGACAATTGCCGGGAATAGTGATACAATACCGTCTTTACGTTAAGGAAGCAATATGTCAACAGTGCGAATCATCAATGGTGAATATCATAGTCGTCCGGTATCTGGTATCTTTACGCTAGTAAAAGAGTATAAAGAAGGCAAGAACTGCGGATTCATCACAGTGAAGAATGACGGGAGATTCGAAGGTGGCAGCGCAACACCTCGCATCCGAGTTCGTGCCGCCTCTGACTTTGAATACTTGTCCGGTCACTCGGTCGTGGTACCTACCCATGTGGTCACAACATTTAGCGCAGATGAATCGGAGCCTGAAATCTCCGAGACGGATACTGAAGCTATGGATCGGATTGCCACTCGTTTTGCCATTCTTGATGAAATGTCTCTTGCTGCCATCAATGGTGGCATTCGCGGTCTAATCGTATCTGGCCCACCAGGTGTAGGCAAATCATTCGGCGTTGAGCAACAGCTGGCAAAAGTATCCTTGTTTGATCAACTTGCCGAACGAAAGATTCGATATGAATTTGTTAAAGGTGCCACTACTGCTCTAGGATTATATACACAGCTGTATAAATTCAGTGATCCGGAGAATGTTCTGGTATTTGATGACTCGGACGGAATCTTTACCGATGAATTGAGTATCAACATCTTGAAGGCGGCCCTGGATTCTGGTAAACGCCGCAAAATCTTCTGGAACAGCGACAGTTCAATGCTCCGTCGTGAAGGTATTCCTAATAGCTTTGACTTCCAAGGTTCAGTAATCTTTATTACTAACTTGCGATTCTGTAACCTCAAGTCCCAGAAGATTCGTGATCACCTTGACGCCCTTCAATCACGCTGTCACTTCCTTGACCTAACAATTGATACTCTGCGTGATCGTATGCTGCGCATTAAGCAAGTTCATCGTGACGCACCTGGTGGTCTCTTTGCAGACTACTATTTTGATGGTGATGAAGCTGAACAAGTACTAGACTTTATGTGGGAAAATCGCGATCAGCTCCGTGAATTCTCTCTACGCATGTGTATGAAGATTGCAGACTTGATTAAGATTAGCCCACAGAACTGGGAAATGCTAGCAAAGAATACAGTAATGCACCGAGATTAATTACTCCATATGCCGCCATTGAGCGGCATTCTTAATTCCAAATTAGTTGATTTAAGAACCATATAGAGTACAATAGGTACTATTATATGGAGAAATATTAAATGGCTAAGAAGAAACCACAAGTGTCATCAATCTTTGACTTCTCGGACATGGAGTCTACTGAGAATGAGTGGCGGGGAATGCCCTCGTTTGAACAACCGGACAATGGTCCATTCCGTCAAATTATTATCTCGTTTGAGGATCAAGCGGGAATAGATGCGTTTGCTAAGTTGATCGATCAACACGTTACAGATAAGACTAAATCGCTTTGGTATCCACCACGCGAACGTAATAATCTGACCAATCTGTTTTGGTTCGACTCCAACAAGGACACGGAACAATGAAAAATCTTTTTCCAATTTATGTCCCTACCAAGGGAAGAGCTGATAGTAGACTAACGAGTAAAGCGTATGACTTTATGAAAATGCCGCACTATCTTGTTGTCGAGCCCCAAGAGTGCGAGATATATGAGAAGTCAATATTTGATTGGGAAAAGGAAACAGGTCTCACATCATACGCGACAGTATTGGAACTCGATCTCAACTATAAAGAAACTTATGAATTGGGCGATGATCTTGGCCTAACAAAATCAACTGGACCTGGTCCTGCGCGTAACTTTGCATGGGATCATTCAATTAAGAATGGCTTTGAGTGGCACTGGGTCAGTGATGATAACATCAGAAACTTCCTACGTCTAAATAACAATCTAAAGATCAAGATGGGAGACGCAACAGGGTTCAGAGTGATGGAGGACTTCGTCATGCGCTATCAAAATGTAACGATGGCCGGGCCTAACTATCGAGCATTTGCATCTCAGAACGCATCGGTGCCGCCGTATGTGAAGGGTACTAGAATTTATTCTTGTAATCTGATAAAGAATGACGCCAGATGGCTCACTGGACCAAGAGCAGGTCAACGCATGGCTTGGCGTTTACGCTATAATGAAGATACAGTACTGAGCTTAGATATGCTCACACAGGGTTATCAAACCATCCAATTTAATTTCGCGTTACAAGATAAATTACGCACCCAGGTTCTTGGCGGCGGCAATACAGCTGAGTTTTACGCCAGCGAAGGCACATC